CTGCGCGGCAACCGATTGGTCTTCCCCTCATAGGGCTCGTAGTACTCGTATTGCGCCGCCCACTCCTCTTGTTCCATCGGGGGGTTGCCGGGCTTGCGGTACCCGTAGCAGAACACGCTGTTCTGACGGATGTAGCTGTCCCGCTTCCCGCTCTCGCTGTTGTAGTCCCCCTCGCGCTTCCCCTTGATCAGCCCGTGGATGTAAATGCTCTGCACCTGCCGCTGCAGCCGGCGCTCCGCGTCGAGGGTGGCGGCGAACATCTGGATCATGACCTCCCACTTGTCGCGGAAGGTGATCGAGTCCATCGAGGTGGTCTTGAACTCGTGGTACTCCAGCTCCTGGGTCAACCGCGTGAGCGCGAGGAAGTCCGGCCGGCACATCAGCCCCTTCCCCTGGCAGTCCCGCGCCTCATGGTCGGCCTTGGTCCCGATCCCGTCCCCGAGGCCGCAGGTGCAGTCGAATACGTAGGTATCGTCCACCTCGACTTCGAGAATCTGCGCCCGCTGGAGGATCTCCGGGAGGACCTCTATGCACCACGCCCAGATCATCCCTGAGATCAGGTAGTTCTGCTCGCGGGTGACCGCCTGGACGTCTTCGTTGTCGCTGAGGTAGGCGAACCCCCGGACCTCGACGGTCTTCCAGTACTTCTGCTGGGCCTCATGAATAGCCGCGCGAATGATTGCGTCGGGGGGAATCGTAATATGCGTCGGGTGCTGCCGGCACCATTCCAGGATGGGGGCCAGCCCGTCGTGCCCGGCAATCCCGGTCATCAAGGGGAGCTTGGTCGCCTTCATGGTGATCCCGTACCCGTTGGGACCGATGTGATAGCCGAGGAGGCGCGCACGCTGACAGAAGCCACGACCGTCGACCACGCGGGAGCGGTCGAGCAGCCAGATGGTGGAACTCACGCCTTCCTCCACGGGGGGCCAATCGGACCGAAGTAGACCTCGGTGTCCACGCCCCGTGCAGTGGTCTCCTCATCCAGGACCTGAGCCTGGAAGTCCTGTACATCCCCGCCCGGGATGTCCAGCTCACGCACCTGGTACCGCATCTCCCCATCCCGTGGGTCGACGGTCCACACCGAGGCACGTAGTTTCATGGCGTCACCTCCGCTGCCAGCTTCTTGATCACCGCGTCGCTCCCCTCCGAGGCAATCGCCACGATGCACGCCCCCAGGGTGGCAATGAGTTTCTCAATCGTTTCAGGGGTGGTCAGCTCAGAGGGCAGCTGCAGGTTCCAGACGGCATCCCGCAGAAACACGTAGCCACGTGTGTCAGCGGTGTCGTACAGGCTGAAGGGAATCCGCACGCGTACCAGATTGCCCGTCGCTTGTGCGCGGGCCAGCACTTCCTCAATCTGCTGTCGCTGGGTCTGCCGATCGGGGTTGACGAGCGAAATCTGTGGTTCAGGTTCGGGCATTACAACATCTCGCCTCTCGCAGTCCGCGTGCTAACATACCGCAATCAAGGATGCCGAGTGTATGCGCGACGCGGCTAAGAGTCAAATAGAAAAACACTGCGAAATGTAGGGGGTGAATCGAGGAGGGTTCCTACAGGTTGTGTAGGCTTGCTAAATAGCGCAGGGGTGGGATAGGGTGCGCGTTTCTGCAAGCGGCGACGCCCGAGTGTGACGCTCGAGCGCCGCCTTAACCGCAGTCAGGAGACACCTCATGGCGGAGGCAATGTGACAGTAGCAAATTCTGCTACTCGCAGTCAAGCATTCCCAGACCCAATCCCTGGGATCATCACCTTCGGCAGCCTCAACCTCTTGGCCGGCGCGTCTGGCGTGGGCAAAACCTGTCTCATGGCGTGGGTGCTCAAGCGGCTCAGGGACGGGCTTCCCATCTTCGATCGCGAGACCAATGCTCCCGCGAAGCTCGGCTTCATCTGTGCGGACCGAGGGGAGCTGACCGCGCGGTATTGGCTGGACAAGGCCGACTATCAAGACATCGCGTTTTACTCCCTCGCCGACGATGATGCGTTCAACACGAGTCGGCTGCGGAGCAAGGTCACCCTGATTAAGATCCTGGGGGAGTGTTTCGACAAGCTGCAACTACCCCCCGGGTCCCTTGCAGTGGTGGATCCTCTTGCGCTGTTCATGGGGGGCAACCTCAACGACTACACGAACTGTGCGGTGGCGTGTCTTGAGATGCGGCGGGAATGTCGGCGCCGGCAGATTACCCTCATCGGAACCGCGCATGCCTCGAAGCAGAAATCCGATCGGAAGGAACGGTACGAGCGACTACAGGATCGCATCCTGGGGTCGACAGCACAATTGGGGTACGGTGATACCCAGTTGTACCTCGCCTCCCCCGAGGAGACAGGTGAGCGGTTCTATACGTTCCTCTGGCACTCCCACACCGCCCCTGCCGAGGTCTTCCCCCTGGGGCGGAATAAGGAAGGACTTTTTGTCCCTTGGGCAGAAAGCGCACAGTCAGACGGGGAGAAGAAGATCCTCAGCGTGATCACGACTAACGAGGAGGGTACCGCCTTTGCCGACATCCTGATCGCGTCGGAGATCCCGAAGACCACGGTATTTCGCACGCTCCAGGATCTGATCAAAGACGGACGTCTCCTGAAGGTGGGACATGGACGCTACCGAAAACCCGCGCTCAACTGAGCCCCCAACGGTCGAGCGGCTCCGGCGTGAGGGGGTGCGCCTGTATTACGTCGGCGGTCGCAGTGTCTCGGTGTGGATGCTCCCAGACCGTTCCAGCTGGATTCTGTCCCGCTCCACTGCCGGGGGATTTTCGCACTGGATCGTCCGCCCGCGTGATACCTGGGAGGACTGATGAGCTGGGCACCCCCGTCATAGGGGGAGGGTATGTGGAACTATGGTGGTTAAGTCCTCTGTGTACTAGAGATTATAAAGTTCCAACTCATCCGTGGAATGTGGAACTTTGGAATATGATAGTTCCAATAGTTCCACTCAGCCATATCCAAAGTTCCACGCACTTATAGCTTATGGTACATAGAGTTAGGTGCCAAAGTTCCACGCTCGCGCACGTATGTGGGTGATCTGTTTTGCGGGCATTCACCCTAGCGTTACCTGGTCGTCGTAGGGGGCTTGCCGGCCTCGATCGTGCGTGCTACCGTCCACACGCGCATGAAAATTGAAGTCAGTCACCACATCACCCTCAACCTGTGCCACCTGCCTGACCCTGAGACGCTCGAGGCGATTCAGGCTGTCGCGCGGGCGGTGGCTGCACAAGGAGATTCGCTTATGGCACTCTCAGCGGCCGTCCAGGCCAAGATCGCAGAAATCGAAGCGGCCCTCGCGGGGATCACGACCCAGATCACCACGGGCGTCGCCGGCATTCAGACCGACATTCAGGACCTGAAGGACAAGATCACCGCGGGCGGGATGAGCGAGGCGGAGATTCTCGCCGCCCTCACCGAGCTCCAGACCAGCGCGGCGAGCGTGGGGACCGCGGCGCAGGCGGTCACGGATCTCGACCTGGCGAACCCTGGGGTTCCGTCGGCTCCTCCGGACGAGGTATAACATGCGGAGGCTGACCTTGCTGCTCGCGGCGTTCCTTACGCTGGTCGCAGGGTCAGTCTCTGCGCAATGTCTGCCTCCGGCCTGTGTAAACAACATCGTGGGGAAGATCCTGATGCTCGAGTCAGGCCCCCCTGGACTGCAACTGCGCGCGGAGGTAGCGGTGGACGGTACGATCGATCCTGCTACCGCGAGTCTCCACTGGAATTTCGACCCAGACTATCTGTTCGAAGACGCGACGCAAGCCCCTGGGACGCCCCCCATTCCGTTTACCCCGAACGCGGCGGCAGCGGCTGCCATGACGTATCGGATCTCCACCGAACTCGGAGCGTCGGTCATTTCACGGACCGTGATTCTGCCCGCGAATGTAACGTGCAGTCAGGCGCTACTTGAGTGTTGGACCGGACCGCTCATCAATAGCATCCCGAATCTCAACACCGGTGGTACCTTCACCCTGCGGCTCAGCTGGGAACATCTGCCACAGTTCCACGAAAGCACATGGAGCGACCCGGTAACCTTCACGGTGACCGGTGGGGTACCTGTGCCCGTGCCGGTCAATTGCGTACTGTCTGACTGGATAGCGTGGGGGCCGTGGCTCCCACGCGATCCGCAGGTGATTCCCCCAGAGCTCGCACGCATCCGTACACGTGAGATCCTCACCCCGGCCTCGAATGGGGGGACGTGTCTTGGTGCGCTCATCGAGATGGAGACGATGCCCCTGGTCCCTGTTCCTATTCCCACGTTCTGCCGCTATGTAAAGTCGGGGAGTACCGTGGTGCAGACCGTAGCAGCGGGTACACTGATCCAGGGCACTAATCAGCTCGCGACACAGGGGACACGTTTGGCCATCTTGGTGAGTTGGGGCTTCGAGCTCAATGCGACCAAGTGCCTCGCGGCTGTGAACGGGCTCTGTCAGACCGTCCATGTCGAAGCGACCTGTCGCGGGCTCCCCTGAGACGCCCCCGGGGACGCGATCCCCGACCGGCCGACGGACCCGCTCGGACAAAAAACCGCGTCTTCCCTGTGCCATCTGTGCCGATCCCGTCAAGCGCGTGGACGCGGAAACCTGCTCGCGCCGTTGCCGTAGTATTCTTCAACAGCACCGTCGAGGCGTGATGCGCCGTCGGCAGATCTCCGCTGCGGGGGTGGCCGCACGGCAGGCCCGTCATCCGGCACAGCTCGTGGTATGGCTCGCGCGACTGGTGCGGGTCCCGGACGTGGGCTTTACGCACGATCAGCTTGTCGCCTGCGCCAAGATTGCGTACCAGGCATACACCCGCGGGCGGCAGGTCACCCGCAATACGCTGCGGATCCGCGAGCGCCGGGTTAGCGAAGCGGGTTCGGCGGGCGGGTACGGAGAGGGCGGGTGTACGGTTGCTGATCCGGGGGGGAGGACGCCCAGCGGGTGACGTACCAGCCACAGCCCCCGAGCAGGCAGAGGTAGAGGACGATCACCAAGAGGAGGCGATAGGGGTGCGTACCCTGTACTGGTGTACTAGGTGTACTAGTGCGTACCACTCGCGAGGGGCGGTCACGCATCCTCATCATCCGGTCGATTCTCTTCGGTCGTGAGATTGGTTTCCTTGGGCCGGGGGTACCGTTGCCCCTCCTCCTCCGGCAGCCACCAACCGCCCCCTTCCTTGCGCAGCTGGGCGAGCTGGCGCGGGCCGGGGACCTGATCCTCGGGGGTCGCGGTGGCGACGCGCGGCGCAGCCACGATCGGCCACGCGAGGATCCCCAGGACGTAGTGCCGGCCGCAATCCTTGTTCGTACAGGTGAAGCGGCCGGTGGTGGAGTCCCAGGCGTCGGACTTCGCCCCGGCCTTGCGGGACGCCCCCTGGCGGATCACGTAGACATCGCCACACGCGGGACACTCCAGGCTGAAGCTCTCCAGCCGTGCGAAGAACCGTTGCGCCTTCGCGATGCGCTGGCGGGTGTCTGGGGTGTAGCTCATACCACCCCTCCGCGTACCTCTTGGAGCAGCTTCATGGCCGCCCCTGCCGGGCCGTGGTCGGGTACCTTGCAGTCGGCCTCACAATCGGCGGCGTAGAATTTGACCATCGCGTACAGCGCCGCCCACATCTCAGGCGCCTTGACCATCAGCTGGAGGGCCTCTTGCCGCTCCTCCTCCGACACGCGCATGGAGCAGGGCTTGATCGGGCCGTAGCGGGCGGAGGCGAGCTTGTGCCCCTCGGCGTTGCGGATCTCTGTCCCGTCGAGTGTCCATGTCATAGGGGCTTCCTCGCTTCCCATTCGAGCGTACGTTGCCGGTTGATCGCGTTATCCTCCCAATCCGCACGTGGACATTCCAACCGACACTGCCGGCAAGGTAGGGGGCAGGGCGTCCCGTGTGCAGGGTTGAAGCAGTACCGCGTCAGGGTGCCGGCGAGTCGGGGGCCTAGCAGGTGGGGCTCAGCCATCAGTCCTCCTCCTCCGGTACTCCCATCGCTTGCCGAATCGCCTTGTGGCCGTCCAGCTTCAAGGTCGTCTGGTACTCCTCGTACTGCTTCTTAGCAGCTTCCTTCGCCTGCCAGTACCCTTGCAGGGTGGTGACCTCCTCCTCTGTGAGGCGGCGACACAGGCGCGCGTCGTCATGCCAGCCGCTCAGGCTGTCGGCGTCCCCCTTGCTATCGCGATAGAGCACCTTGTTGTGTGACTGATGGATCCCCGTGAGGGTGATGTGCTCCACCGTCAGCTCCTCCACGTCGTGCCCATCCCGCCAATTATCGGAGCCCGTGATCAGGGTCGCGGGGATCGACGCACGCTTCCTGCGTACGATCGTCTTGATCTTGTCCTCCAACTGTTTCAGCGTCGGCGCCTTGGGTTCGTCCTCCCGGTCGTTGAGGCTGGCCCAGAACTGGCCTGTGCTGGTCACGAAGATGTCGACGGTACGCCCATCGACGGTGATCGCTTTCACTTTGGTGTCACTCATCAGATGATCTCCACTTCTTCTCGCGCGAGCAGCTCCTCGATCCCGTACACCTCGGGGGCCTGACACACGGGACAGAGGTACTTCCTCGCGTCGGGTTCGCAGCTCTCCCGCTCCTCTCCGCAGGCGCGGCAGATTCCTATCATGTCATTCTCCAGGCGGAGGTACTGGGCGCGGGTCAGCTGCAGCGGCTGGCCAGTACGCTTGATCGAGTGTGCAGGCTTGGTCACTTGAGGATCCTCTCTCTATACGGCTTGATGCACAGAGCGCAGACGGTGTACTTCATCCCGTTGACCCAGAAGATGATCGTAGTGACGCGCTTGGTCCAGCCGCAGTCCTGACACTTCCCTAGTGCGTACTTGCGTCTCATGCCGGCCTTTCCATCCGCTCCACCTTGTAGACCGTGAACCAGCGCCCCGCCACGATGTACCCGATGTGCAGGGTAGCTCCCCCCTTCGTGTCGATGTACATCTTCGCAGCCGACTTCCGCCCGCACGCCTTCAGCAGATCGCGGCGTGGACGGGTCAGCCCGTGGATGGTTTCCCCGTACTGGTCAATCGCCATGTATCGCGTCATGTGTGATCCTCCACGCGCCAGGGCTGCGCCGGAAAGTTATACTGCTCCCCCTCGGTCGCGTCCTTCCAGGTCAGGGTGAGGGTGTACGGCAGGATGGCCACATCCAACGCCCCCCGGTCGTAGGGGCGGATGATCTGGGCCTGTGCGCTCTCGGGGATCACGTAGCACCCACCGTATTCGCCCAGCACCGGGGCGAGAAACGATCCGCAATGCCACGCATTGAAGTGCGCGGGGTGCGTCCGGGCGAGCGCGGCGGCGAGGGGGCAGTACGCTTGCTGCCGGCGGCGCGCGGTCCAGTAGTCGTCTGGGGTGACGGTGATCAGCAGGTCGGGCGTCAGGGGGCAGCTCATGCCCGCATCCCCCCGTCTGCCGTCGCGCAGGCCATCAGGGCCACGGCGAGCAGGCGCCCGCCTTCCGTGATGTGGGTGATCCCCTGCTCCGCCTCCAGCATCTTCGCGTAGGGGAACATGCCGAAGCGTACGAGCGATTTCTCGTCCGTCGTGAAGCCGGCCCACAGTGCAGCGGCGAGCTGGGCCACTTCGGCGCGCTCCAGCTGACGCCCCTCCCGGTGCCGGCGGGTGCTCTCTAGTTCATGTAGGTCAGTCATCCGCGTACCCTCCTCAGAAATCGCCGGGCAGGCTTCGCGTACTCGATGCCCATACATCCCGGCTCGTGTGGCGTGTTGCAAGTACAGGCCGACGCTTCAACGTGGCCGGCCATTGTCGCGAGTAGATCGCACGCGCGAGACAGGTACCGCGCCAGCTGATCCCGGTCACGTCCTAGTCGGAGCTGTTCAACCTTGTTCATGGCCCCTCCCCTCGTCGTCTCGCGGATTCCTGCCGTGCGGCGATCAGGGCGCGGGTGCGCTCCCCAATCTCCGCGTCGGTCGTGCCGTGCGCGGGGTGCCACGACGTACGCGGGCAGTCGGTGTACGTCTGCGGGCAGTACTCACACTCGCAGAGAGGGCAGCGCGTGTACGCATGCGTACCCCCGTGCGACTTGCACCGATGGATCTTCATGATCCCCCCTCCCCGTCCAGGGCAGAAAGTGCGTTGTAGCAGCCCGTCTGAATATCACTCTTTCCCCAACCCCCATCGTCGACGCTCGTCCCCTGCAGACTGTGGCCGGCGCGGATGCGAGCGGCCCGTTGCTTCAGGTGCTTGGCGGCGGTTTCCAGGGCCTGAGCGGAGCCGATCAGGCGGTCGGCGAGCTGGGCCTGGGCGGGAGACAGGCGGGCGGCCTGTCCCCCTCGGCGGTTAGAAGCGGATGCCATCGGCGGGCCTCCTGTCCTGGCGGAGCTGGTCGTACTGGTTGGGCAGGCTGGGCAGCTGCAGGGCGTCCGGGCTGCCCGGGTGGCTGGGTGGCGGCGGGTGCAGCGGTGCAGGTCGGCCGCCTTGCGTCCCGGGCTGGGGATGGCTCGTGCGGGCGGCTGGCTGGTCGCCCTGGGCGCGGCGCGCGTCGTCCTGGCGTCTCCAGGTCAGTACCAGGTCGATGCTCCTCCTGGCGGCGCTGAGCGTCTCCACGGTGTGCAGCTGGGCGGGGTCGAGGCGCGAGGCGCGGCCCTCGTCGTCTCTGAGCTGGGCGGCGGCGAGTTGGGCGGCCGTGTCGGCCTGGCTCAGCTGCTCGTCGGTAAGGGTGGCGGTGCAATCGGTGGCTAGAAGATGCCGAAGTACGCGCGCGGCGTACTCCGGCATGGTCTCGCCTGCCTGCCGATCGTCGCATGTCGGGAGTGCAGGGTATCGCATGGCTTAGACCGTGACCAGGGCGGCGCCACGTTTAAGGACCAGCGCGGCGAGCTGATCCAGGACGAGGCGATCGTCCTGGTACCCGCTCTCCTGGCTGTTCCGCGTCAGCCCTTGCGCGATGCCCCAGAAGCTGCGCGGGCTGGCGGCCTCTTTCTGCTCGGTCGTCGCGTACGCCTCCTCCGCCTGCTGTTTGGTTGCGCCCATCTTCTTGAGTTCATCGATCACGGCCTCGCGGGTGTGCGCGATTTCGTGGTCGATAAGCCCGCGCACGATCGCCTCGTCACTGGCGGCCGTGCGGTTAGTAAACTTCCACGCCAGATCCTGCAGTTCGCGCATTGTGTCGCGGGTGATCTTGGTGCCGACGTGGCGGCGCCTGAACTGGCGATCCATGATCGCCCCCCAGAGCATGTGATTGCCGCAGATGTAGCGAAACAGAATGCTTTCGATCGTGATGCTGCAGTGCCCCACTTCGGAGTTGCGGAGCATCAAGCCGCGGAACATGCCATCCGTCGGCCCGGTGGTGTCGGTGGGCTGTCTGAGTCCTGCACCTGATCCGGGTCGGTTGCTGAGGCTCGGATCCGTCACGATCGATCCGCCGTTCACCACGATCACAAACGAATCCCGATCGCCACGGTACGCGCCGGCTGGCGTGCCGTCCCACGTGGGCGGGGTGATCCAGCGGCTGTCTGTGTCCATGAAGCGGCGCGCAAGCTCACCATAGAGGCTCGCGTCCCAGACTCGGCCGTAGGTGTCGGAGGTGGCTGCGCGGATGATCGGGGTTCCGCCGTTCGCCTTGACCAGCAGGTTCGCCGCGGTGCCGGCGGGGCTCTCCTGTAGCCCGTGATTGATATTCCTGGCGGCGAGCTCCGGCGGGAGGGTGCGGAGGTAGCTGGCGGGTGCGCCGATGGTCCGGGCAAGCTGACCGAAGGCGTAGTGGGTGAGCTGGGCGCGGCCGTTGGGCGACTCGAGGCGGAGTACGTCGCGTGTGGTGTTACCGCTGAAGCTGGGCTGCTCGATCGTCTCGGTCACTGCGCGGAGATCCTTGAGGTTGTACGTCCGCTCGGCGCTGTGGTCCTTGTCGTACTGGGCCGCTGCGACCAGGGCGGCGACTGAGGCGAAGCGTTCGTCTGCAGGGCGCTTGTAGTACTCGGATTGTGCGGTTGCGATGTTGGTCTCTCTCATTGGTCTGTCTCCTGCCGGGCCTCGGTGGTCTCATCTGGTCGAGGTGTGCCGGCGTCGGTCGGCGTGGGTGTACTGGTCGACGGTGCCGGGCCGTAGACCGCTCGGATAATCGCGGCGCTGAGCAGGGCGGCGATCCGTTCCTGCTCGCGCGTGGTGTCAGTAATCATCACTGCTCATCGGTCGGCCGCTCTCGAAGTCGTCCCAGTACTGGCGGGCGATGCGGTTGCGGCGTGGGTTCCTGCTGGTCGTCCAGTCGAGCATCACCGCGGGCGTGGTGCGCTCGGTGCCGGCTCGCGTGGCGCCTTGGGCGGTGCGTCGAGCTGCTTCGCGCGTGCATCGCGTACAGGTGCATTCGGGGCGGTAGGCGTGTCTGCTCATTGCGTGCCTCCGGAGGATAGGTGCGAGCGCGTACAGCTGCTGACCGTACACGCGATCGGTGCGGTCTACTATGTTGATACGAGGCGTGTCAGCGTGTCGCGGTCGCATAGCAACCAGCACTATGCACTATCGCGATACAGCTGTCAACTCATCGCGTGACTGCTGCTCGCGATATCGCGATACCTTGTAATGCGCAACCTACTCACTCGCGTACTCCCGCCCTCCGCGCACGAATCGCGCGATTCCCTTGCATTCCCTGTCGGGTGTGTGCTAGGCGGCCAATTGTCCGCGCGGATGGCCCGCCATACCACCCTCCGTGCGCGCTTGACTTCGCATAAACTTTTTCAGTCAATTTTTCCAGGCTCGCGCATCTCGTCGACCGCTCTATCGCGCGTACGCGGTACAACATCCTCTATGTACTCAGTACCCTCCGCACCCGAACCGCCTCAGTCGTGTATGCTGTCTCGCGATGCAACAACCTGCACCAGCTCCACTCCCCGGCTTCCAGCGGACCTACGCGGTCGTCATGGGGACCTGTGCGCGGCCAGGCGCGAGTTACATCGAACCAACCCTCGCGAACCTTCGGCGGTCAGGGTGGCCGGGTGCGCAGCGCATCCTGGTCATCGACAGCATGGAGCGTACGCGCAACCAGACCGGCATTGCGTGCCTGGAGGCGGGCCTCGCCACCGGGGCGGAGTGGATACTGTTTCTGGAGGATGACATCCAGGTGTGCGACGACTTCCTGGGGTCGGTGGATCGGTGGATCGCGGAGCGGCCTGAGCCTGCGGCGCCCACCCTGTATACCTTCTATTGTCCGTTCGGACGCGCCTTTCATGAGGGGCGAGACGGCGCGTGGAACTATCCCCTCCAGTTGTTCAATGGGTGTCAGGCGTTTGCGCTCCGCTCAGCCGATGTCAGCGGAGCCCTCACATGCCTGCGGCGCCTGCTACCGACCTGGGGCTCCCCCGGGGGCTTCGATCGCTTGCTGAGCGCGTGGCTCCTGGCCTGTGGCGGGCAGATTCTCGCCTCGGTGCCGAGCTTCGTGCAGCATGTGGGCTATCAGACCGCGATGGGCTACCCCCACTGGCATCAGTCACCGACCTTCCCTGGGACCGACTGGCAATATCCGTCCGGGCGCCTCGAGGACTTGACCACGAGCCGCCGGCAGGCATAGAGTCACGCGCATGGATATGCCTGTGACGCCTATCGCGCAATTCGTCAATCAGGAAGGCGGTACCCCACTGGCGCGCTGGACGGTCTGGCAGCTCCTCACGCGCGGTCCTGGCTGGTGGTGGACGACCGTGGGACTGCAGAGCTTCTCATGATCAGCCTGCGGCGCCTCGCCAGTGTGGGCCTCCTCCTCAGAGAGGTGCGGAGCCTCAGAAAGGCTGCGGAGCGCATTGCCACCGCGCTCGAACTCTCCAACGCGCATCAATACCCACAGGTCATCCCCGCGCCCGATCAGCGCGAGACCGAGGTCACCTACGTCGACGCGCAGCACCAGGCCACCCTGATGGAGATCGAGATGCGCCTCACCGCCGCGAAGGGCATTCCACCCACGGAAGACGAGATCCTGGCGATGTGGGAGATCGAGCACCAGCAGCCTCCGGCGGATCAGGAGGAGGTCCCCCGTGCCTAAGCCGGCGGCGCTCGAGAAGAAAGCCTCCTTCTACACCCCGCTGGTGGTCCGTGAGCTGGCCACCATTGAGGCGGATCTCGGTGGACGTGCAGAACTCGTAGGCATGCTCACCCTGGCGCCCCTTACCCCCGACCTGCGGTACGTCCTCGGCATGCTTGGCGACCCGAACCAGCGGACCGCCTCCCTCGCCGAGATCTGTGCGCGGGGCAACATCCTGCCGGGCGATCTCCTCCGCCACCTCGCCTCCGCGGTGATGCTGAAGGGGAAGCTCAAGGCGAGCCAGAAGATCGCGGCGGGCATCGCGGCCGTGACTGAGGATGTCATGCGCAGGGCGGCACCCTACGAAGCGCCGTGTAATGGGGGGTGCCAAGGCACAGGGACGATCACCCCCGACCCCACGCCTGCGGCGCCCAATCCGAGCCCGGGCCCCTGCGAGCTCTGTCAGGGGACGGGCAGGCTTGTTTATAGTCCTGATCTCGAGCGGCAGAAGCTGGCGATCGACATGGCGCAGCTCCTCCCCAAGGGGGGCATCCAGATCGGCCTCAATCAGGTCAATAATAATAATAACAATTCTGGTGGCGGCGGGGCGTTTGAGAAATTTCAGGAGGCGACCGATCGCGTGCTCTACGGATCCGGCACGGCGCCCGTCGATGGAGAGCTGAGCGAGGAGACTCCGGATGTTACTGAGTGAGGTGTCTATTCCGGTGCTAACCGTGATCATCGCCGGTGTCGTGACCATCATCAGTGCCGTCTCTGCTGCGGTGGTCGTCGTGATCAAGGCCCTGCGGGAGCGGGATACCGTCTTGCAAACCGTCTCGACGTCCGTCGCCAAGATCGAAGGGCACGTCAACAGTGAGAAGACCGCGGCGACCGAGCAGGCGCGGGCGAAGGATCGCGAAATCGAGTTGCTGCGGGAGATGTTGGCGCAGCAGAAGCAGACGGCGGCCTTGCTGGCACAGTCCACCGCGGCGCACACCCGCGGGGTCCCCCTCCCCGAGACGTCCTGAGTCCCGATGTACCACCCGGTCATCGTGGCGGCGCAACAGGAGCGGCTCGAAGCCCAATTCGGCCTCCAGCTGCAGCGATTGCCTGCGGCGCACTGCCACGCGATGCGGACGAGCCTCGACACGATCTATGACGTCGAGACCCGCGAGCCCACCCGCGCCTTCTCCCAGGACGAGGAAGCCTTCATCCTGAACGAACAGTTGCTGGTCAAGATCGACTACCGGTACGCGGCAGAGCGCTACATCTGGATCAACTACGCCGGCCAGAGCCTGCGCCCCATGTACCCCCTCTGGGAAAGCCAGGAACTCATCCTGGCGGAACTTGCCCGCGTCGAGTACGACCACTGGACCAGCGGCCACCCCGATGGTTTATTGTTTAACATCTTGAAAGGACGACAATTAGGTGCATGTGTCGAAGGAAATACGAAAGTCCTGACCGCCGACTTGCGCTGGGTTACTGTTGAGGAATTGGCGGTTGGGACGGAAGTCATCGCGACGGATGAGGAATCGCCTGGGGGGCGGGGCGCTTCTCGAAAGCTGCGTACTGCAGTCGTCGAGGCGAAGTGGGATGTGTTAGAACCCGCGTTTGAGGTAGTGCTGGCGTCTGGTACATCTATCGTGTGCTCTGCCACTCATCGATGGCTGTACCGGACACGTACGCAGACGACGGTCGCGTGGCGTGCGGTAGCGGACATGAAAATCGGGGGGTACATCAGGCGGATTACCGAACCGTGGGGTAGTTCTACCCTTGAGGATTACTGGATGGGTGGGATGCTCGATGGGGAGGGGAGCGGGGGGGCGAAGGGGTCGGGGGGTGTTGAGTTCTGCGTCTCCCAGGTGTACGGACCGGTCTATGACAGGGCCGCCCGGTACTTCCGTGAGCGGGGGTACGCCTCATTCCACCAGGACCCTCCAGACCTCCGGACCCCTGAGACCTCCTCGAAGTTCGGCCGAAAGCCCGTCGGTAAGATGAGCGTTGCGCGAATGAGCGAGATCTTCCGGCTGATCGGGCTAACCCGGCCTACCAGATTCCTCGGGCGGCGGTGGTGGGAGGGGAAGGAGCTTCCTGGGAAGCGTACTGGGGGGTACGGGTGGGATCGTGTTATGGTGGTGCGCCCACTTGGTCGGCGCCGGCTGTTCGACCTCCAGACCTCCACCAAGACCTTCATTGCGGAGGGGCTTGTTTCGCACAACTCCACCCTCGTGCAGAGCCTCCTGGCGCACCGGGTGCTGACGCATGGGCAGGTCCGCACGCTGGTGGCGAGCGATGTCCCCCAGAACAGCGGATCGGAAGGCCTCTTCGGGATGCTCGAATTGGTCGTCGAGAAGTGGCCCTGGTGGCTCAAGCCCAAGGAGCTCTACCACACCAAGAATCGCCATATCATGTGGAAGAACGGCTCCCGGGTGATCGTGGAGTCAGGCAAATCGATGAAGGGGGGCCTGCAGGAAGAGGGGGGCGAGAAAGGCCAGCTCGGTCGCTCGAAGACCTACTCCGCCGTTCACCTCTCCGAGATCACCACCTGGGAGCGCCCTGAGCAGATCAACAGCTCCCTCCTACCGGCGGTGCCGATTACCCCCCGGACCCTCATGGGGCGCGAATCCACCGCGATGGGCAGGAATAATTATTGGCACCAGGAATGGAAGAAGGCCGGTGCGGGGATCGACCCCCGATTTTTCAACATCTTCATCCCCTTCTACGCGGAGAAGACGAAATACTGGCTCCCCTGCCCACCCGGGTGGAGCCCCAGCGATGACACCCTCGCGTTCGCGCGGCGGGCCACCGAACAAGGTCCTCAGTACATGCACCGGGCCGTCCAGCTCACGCGCGAGCAGCTCTATTGGTACGAGGTGATGAAGGCTGCCGCAGTCCACGACGACGAGCTCTACCGGTTCCTGAGTGAGTACCCTTCAGAGCCGGAGGAGGCCTTCCAGAACTCGGGGCGCAGCATCTTCTCGGTCGCGACGATGGACCGCTTGGAGAAGCAGGGCCGTCCCCTCATCGACCTCTGGACGGTCGCGCCGCGGGCTGAGCTGATTGCCGATCGGGAGGCGTCCCTGGCGGAGTACAAGGAATCGCAGGCCCAGCTGGTCGCGCTGGGAGCCAAGCAGCGGCTGCGCCACGCCTCGACGACCCTGGACACCAACGACCCGATCACCCTGCGGGAAGAGACCGTCGCCACGACCGAGATCGAACCGGAGCCGGCGGCATGACGGATCGCAAAATGAAGGTCGAGGTGAAGTCCTCCATCACTCCTCCGCCGGAGGAATGGGTGGTGCCCGATCACCTGAAGGGCCGCTCCTGTGTCCTGTGCGGCTTCCCCTTCCAGGACGGCGACACGCACGGGGAGATGCAGGATGACGGGATGACCCTGATCTGCCACACGCGGATCCAGGTCAAGGAACCCCGTCAGTGTAAAGTGATCGAGGGGATAACCGAGTGATCCTCCAGTTCCCCGAAGCCCGCCCCCACTACGCGATTCCCCCGGGGTTCGGCTTCCACAGATTGACCGTCAGGGAGCTCGGTGAGCGCGGCGGGGATCGCGCCCTGTTCAACTGTCTCCAGATGTGGCAGCACCCCCGGAAGGGACACCGCTATGTCATGGGGGTGGATGTCGGCGATGGTCTCGGCCTCGATCGCTCCGTCGTCGATGTCATGCGCATGGGGACGATCGACGAATGTGAGGAGCAGGTCGCCCAATTCATCTCTGACACCACGGCCCCCAGGGCGCTCGCCGGGATCATCGACGCGGTGGGTCACCTCTACAAGTGGCCCGACGGGCGCGAGGCGATGGCCGCGATCGAGTGTAACAACCACGGCCTCTCGACCCAGGACACCCTGCAGCTCCATCTCGGCTACCGGCACTTCTTCATCTGGGAAGTCCTCGATCAGGCCGACCCGAACAAGCGCTGGACGACCAAGATGGGCTGGGTCACCACGAACCGCACCCGGCCTATCCTCCTGGATCAGTTCTACACCGGGGTCACCACGATTGACCCGATTACCGGCTATAGTGACTGCCGCATCAACTCACAGTTTACCCTGGATGAGATGCGGGACTTCCAGACGGATGGCAGCTTGTGGGAGGCCGAAGCCGCGAAGGGCGCCTTCGATGACTGCATCATCGCCGGGGGGATCGCGCACTATGTGTGCTGGCGCCTCCAGGGCGGGGAGACCGAGCCCCTGGCGGATCGACGACGGCGGCGTGCGGAGGAACAGCGCAGGCGATTGCGAGCTGGGGACCACAAGCACCTGGACTACCGGAATAGCGATATGACCGCCCAGGACCAACGTCAACAGGAGGGGCTCAGCCCCGAGGAGCGGCAGGAGATCGATGATGACACCGACGGACTCTTCTACGACCCCGACTCTCGAGGGAGCGGCGGGACCCTCTATTGAGGCGATCAAGGTAGGCGACACGGTGCTGGTCTGGGTGGATCTCACTCTCGTCCGGCCGATGATCGTGACCAGCCTCCAGCCAGAGAAGCGCATCTCAGGAACCCTCTTCTGTGAACCGGACGATCACACCCGACCGGTCTTCCGTGGCGCCATCGACCGCCGCAACGACCCCGCACGGATTGAGGGGCGGCCCTCGGCCAACTACCCTGTGGGGTATGGCAAGTCTCTCCAGGAAGGTACCGGCCTGGGGAACTGGAGCCGCCGATGAACACGATTCGCGTGGTGGTGGATGACGACACTCTGGCCGGGCTGCAGCGCATCGCGGACGACACCCGCAAGGACATCGAGGAGGTCGCGCGGGTGAAGCTGAAGGCGGGGGTGAGCCTCCTGCCACCGGGCCGCGTCGTGGTGGTCGGGGGTGAGATCCTGGAGGTCCTGGAGACGATCCTCGGTGGGGGCTCCCTGCTGAACGCGCCCGATCTGCGGAAGAAGGTCGAGCGCCTGGCGGGGATCTCATTCCTCCACGTGCGGCTGCCGTTCACCCCGAATCAGCTCGAGGCGCTGAAGGAGAAGGCCGAGCGCAACTCGCTGACGGTCGAGCAGCTTGTTAATCGGACGGCCCCGCGGATCTATGAGCAGTTCTTCGACCTTGTTGAGCGGTCGCGGTGATGGTTGTACAGATCTCCCCCACAGAGATTCTTCGCGTACGCCTTGAACGGCTGGAGCAGCTATTGAAGCGGTACCTCGACAACCACTGTGCTAACGCGGACGCCGAAGGGATGTCGGCCCTGTGCGAATGCAGGCTCTGCCTCGACACGCGCGAGGCGATCGGGATCCGCTGATGCCGTCCAACTATTACCGGTGCCCGACCTGCGGTACCCTCCACCTGGTGACCTACCGGTTGCGCGATGTCGGTGGGGACGGGTGGCCGCCGATCTGTGGGGCGGTGCCGTCTGCCGAGGCGACGTACTGGGGGCTCTGCCGCGGCATCTTGGAGATCGCCCCCCAGCCCGGCGACTTCGCGATGGACGCCCGCAGCGACGGCGGCACCGGGAAGGGGTTCCAGAAGTTCTCGGTCGACGTGGACGGTCATCCGGTGGAGATCGACTCCCTCCACAAGCTCAGGACGATCGAGCGCGAATCCGAGCAGCGGTACCGCAACGGCGAAGGCGAGCCCCTCCGCTTCCGCGCCTGGACCCAGGAGGCCTCCAACATGGGGGTCTCCGCCTTCGGGGACCGTGGCAAGATCGGTGACCAGGTGTACGACTCCGGCACCCCACACACCAAATCCGAGAAAGTCTCGGTGCGCCGGCATGGCGAGAAGAAACCCTCCATCCCCCTCGGCCCCGGAATGCGCCGAGCGAAGACCGCCCTGAAAGGGTAATCCGATGCCTGACTTCTCGCCTTCTGGCCTCTACGGGCTGCCGCCGATTACCGCCGACGGCCTCCGTCTCGGCGGTGACCCCCGGGTGCTGGGGTGGATCACCGAGGCAGTCCAGGAGGGGGACCTGATCAACCGCCAGGATCCCGCCTTCGAGATGGCCGACAAGGGGATGCGCTACATCATTGGAGAACAGCGCGACAACGCGCAGCTGACCCTCCAATATATTCCGTTCGCGGTGATCAACAAATCCCGCAAGGCGACCCAGGCCCATGTGTCGGCGCTGACCGATATCAAGCCGGTCTTCGGCTACCGGGCGACCGACCCGAATTTCAGCTTCCACGGCGACCTCCTCAACCGCCTGACGGTGGCCTGGTGGCTCGAGGCGATGGCCGATCTCACCCTCGGCGATTGTATCAAGTACGCCCTCGCAGGGGGCACCGGGGATCTGGCCATCGAATGGGACACCTCGGCTTCCTTCGGGACCGGCGATCACAAGATCATCGCGAAGGACTTCCGGGACACCCTCGCGATTCGTCCCAGCTCAGATCCGTCGCCGCAGCTCTGGCAGGGGGTCATCTTCCGGGAGGCGCATTCGATCAACGCCATGCGCTCGAAATACAAAGAGTTCGAATCGGCCTTCCGCCCGGCGCCAGACAACCTTCTCACCACGATCATGAGCCGCTTCCGCCATATTGTCGCGCGTATCCAGACCCCCGCGGCCGACACCCTCTCAGGCCTCGCCTCCATTCCCGCCGCGCGCCCGGTCCGCCCGGGGGATGTCGTGCTCTACCGCACCTACTTGAATGACCTCACGCGCAACCTGACCAACAAGCCGATCGTCATGGGGGACCCCACGGCCAACTGGTCCTACGTCGTCGAGCCCGGCGGCCCCCTCTACCCGCAGAAGCGCCTCATCGTCTCCACCCCGGAACTGATCCTGTACGATGGCCCGAACCCCTTCTGGCACTCGATGTACCCCTTCAGCCGTCTCAAGCTCTGGTCGGTGCCCTGGTGCTTCCTGGGCCTCTCGCTCCTCCACGACACGATCCCCATCCAGGACGCGATTAATGACTCGATGAAGGACCTCAGACTGGGTATTAAGCAATGGACCAACGCCGACACGCAATTCGACAAGCAGTCCGTCAGTCGCGCGTTCCAGCAGGCGTTCGACCCGCAGCGCCCAGGCAAGAAGATCGGCATCTCCATGCTCGGATCCCCCTCCAGGGAGCCCTACAAGAAACTCGACGGCCCGAACCCCCAAGTATTGAGTCTCCTCCTGGAAGTCTACCGGCAGCTCTGTACCGAGCACGACGAACAAACGGGCGTCGCCAACCTCCAGCAGCTCATGCAACTCCGCCAGATGCCTGGGGCCGACACCATTCAGAAGTACTACGAAGCCCTCACCCCGGAGCTCAGACAAGAGGGGCGCAACGTGGAAGCCTTCCTCCGCGACGTCGCGCAGATGCACAAGTTCAACATCTTCCAGTTCCAGACCTCCAGCCGCCGCATGAACATCTTGGGCGACGCCGGGCTGGCACTCGAGGACTTCGATTTCGACGCCGACTCCCTGGTCCCCGCGATGGAGGCGCAAACGATGACCCCCGACCCGATGACGGGAGTCCCGACCCCACAGGCGACCCCTGGCTATAAGCCTGAGCTGGATCGCTCGAAAGCGCGTAGCGTGCGTGCCAAGGCCTTCGCCAAGATGTTCATCTTCACCGTGGCCCCCAACTCGATCCTGGCCATGTCGTCGCAGGAAAAGAAGATGATGAATTTCCAGCTGGCGCGCATGGGCTACCTGGACTTCTGGACGCTCCACGAATCCCTGGAAACCCCGAACATCGGGACCCCACCCCCGATCCCGCTCCCGCCGCTCCAGATGCCCGACGACCCGGCAGTCCTGCTCATGGGCCTCCAGGCCGGCAAGTTCCTTCCGGACCCGCAGCGCCCGGGCCAGTTCCTGGAGATCCGCACCCCGATTACGGTGACCGAGCGGCTTATAGCACAACAGCTTCTTGGCATTGGAATGACAGAGAACCCGGCCGGGCGGAAATCTTCAGGACAGCAAGCCCCAAAATCAGAGGAAAAGAAGGATGAAACTGGCGCACCACGACAGACTATCACGGAAAGTCCTAAGTAGTCAATTGTCGCTTGGGACTCCAACGTCTTCCACGACTGGGAGTTGTCAGTGCGACAGCAACGGGCCATCCGGCTTGTCGGATGCGGTAATACAACGCAGATTCAGGAATGCTAGTCTTTTCCGCCCATTCCCCCAGTGTCAGAGCCTGTCCGTCGTAGACTACGCGAAAGTTCTTCCGTGTGTTTCGACCTTGCTCCAGTCGAGTCGCCCACCGACAATTCGTCGAGCTGTACGGACCGTTGTTGTCGCGCCGATCCAGGGTTGCACCGATCGGGCGTGGCCCCATGTCTGTGGCGAACTGTTCAAAGCTCGCCTGCCACGTTTGACACACGGTGATTCCACGTCCACCGTACCATTGGTACTTCGCATCGGAGGGATTCAAACAACGCCCCTTCATGACCGACCAGATCCGGTAGAGGGGCGATCGTGCCTGTCCGTGCGTACGCCGCGCCGTCTTCACCGTCTCGGCATGCAGACAGCCGCAGCTCTTGGTCTCCCCCTTCCGCAGGGTATTCGCGCGCGTGGTGATCTCGTTCCCACAGTCGCAGCGACAGCGCCAACGCGCCTTGCCAAAGCGATCGTTCTCGGCGCGATCGATCACGATCAGCCGTCCAAAGCGTTGCCCATCGAGGGGAGTGGGTGCAACCACCCGCTCAGTGTAGCATGACCTTGGATCAGCGTATCGCCGAGCTGCTCGCTCATCTGCCGCCGGCCGAGCAGCTGGAGTTCGCCGCGCTCCAGGAGGCGATCTACCGCGTACGCTTCACCGGCCCGGTCACGATCGATTTTCTCAACGGGGTCCCCCGTCAGATCTCGCTCGGCCAGCCGGTCAAACTGGCCATCTGTCATGGGCAGCCGGCCGGCGGCCTTGACAAGCCGAAACGATCTGGTACACCCTAGCCGCGCATCACGCGCCCACGACGTCTGCTGGCTGGTCCTGGCGAGACGTGCGAGGCCGATTCCTTCGGGGGGTCGGCCTTTTTTCGCGTACAGAGGTCGTCCATGCCGCTTGAGGGTGCGCGCTACCGCTACAAGACAGGCACCGACACGCGACTGGCGTTCAAGGGCGGCCAGGTCGTCGAGGCTAAGAATATGAAGACCGGCGCGACGCACACCCCCCAGGAGTTTGCGCGCGACCGCAAGGCCAAGCGGACCACGGGGCGATCGATGCGA